ATCTCCGTCCGGTCGAATCCCATTCGACCCAGCGCGACCATCGCGTCAGCGACCTGCTGCGCGGTGAAGGACGTCTCCCGCCCCAGCCTCTGCGCCGTCCTGGTGAGCGACTCGAACGCCTCGCCCGTCGAGTTCGTGACGGCCTGCACGAGCCGCATCCTGTCGTCGAAACCGGCGAAGGAGCGCTCGGCGAGCGCGAAAGGAAGCGACATCGCGCCTCCGAGCGCCAGCATCTCGCGCCCGATCGCGGTGCAGGACTTCGAGAACGAGCGGAGCTGAGCCTGCGCCTCGCCGAGCGACTTGCGGAGCTTCGACGAGTCCGCCGTCACCTCGACGTATGCGCGTCCCGCCTTTATGTTCGCCGTCGCCGACATGGACAGCCTCCTTTCACTTCTCCTCTTCGAGGAACACGCCCGCTGCGTGTTCCAGCATCCCGAGCCGCTCGCGGCTTTCGTACTCCTCCGGGTGCTTCTCGCGAAGCCACCCCGCCACCTCGCGGATGTCCTCCGCGAGAATCCTGAGCCTCTCGACCGCGTATGCTGGAGTCACGATTCCGCTCATCTCGCACCTCCCCGGCAGAACGCCGCCTTGAGGGCCGCCTTCATCTCTTCGCCGCGAAGCACTATCTTCGGCGGCTCCGGCGTGAAGGGGTTGAAGTCCGACGGCCTGAACGGCTTTCCCTTCTTGGGGTCGCGGTTCAGGTTCGCCATGAGCGCCATCTGCGAGGACGCGATTCCCCACAGGAATTTCGCCCGTCCCTCGGCCATCAGGCCGAGTTCCCTCAGTGTGTAGGGGCCGGGATCGACTCCGCAGATTCCTGCGAGGCGGCGGGCGGTGTCAAGGAGGTCTTCACGCGTTCCTCGAACTCCGGGCTCGCGAGCGCCTTTTCGAGCGCTCCCAGGCTCTCCGCCTCGTACTTCCTCGCGAGGTCGACCGCCTTCTTCAGGAAGAGCCGCCTCGCCCCTGGGAAAAAATCGACGAGTTCGTCGAGGAACGCCCGCGTCGCCTCCGAGATGGAGTCCCCCGCGAGGGACGAGCCGAAGTCGGCGTCGGTCACCCCGGCCGCCTTCGCCTGCTCCTCGCAGAGCACCCACAGGATGTCGACGAGGATGATCGGGTCGTTCGCCACGCGGTCGAGCGTGTCCGTCGCGACCGCGCCGTCCTTCCCGGCCTGTATGACGTTCACGAGGTCGACCCCGAGAACGTCGCGGACGCGCTTCATCTGCCGGACGTTCAGCTCGACGTCCCAGACGCGTCCCTTCGTGTCAGTAAACTGCTTCATGCCTGTTCCCCTTCCCAGCTTCATCAGCCGCCGTTGCCGGTTCCGTCCTTCCACGTCGGCGCGCGCGAGACGAGCGTCGGCTTGCAGGTGACGCTCACCGTGAGCGCCTCCTCCAGCGGCTCGGAGCGCGAGAACGACGTCACGACGAAGTCCGCGTCGAGCCCGTTGCCGTCGCCGTCCGAGGCGAAGAGCGCAATCGCCGTGTTGTTGAAGTACGCGTCCTTGATCGCCCTGAACCCGGCGTCCGCCGTGTCCCAGACCATCTCGAACTCGAGGCTCGCCTCCTTCAGCGTCGCCGCCGTGATGCGCCAGCCCTCGGCCGCGCGCGTCGTGATGTCCGCCTCGCCCGTCTCCAGGTTGAGCGTCACGTCCTTGCAGTTCTTCATCTCCGAGCTTGCCGTCTGTCCGGCGGTGCCGTGGAAGAGCTGCGCATCCAATCCAAGCTTGTATGCCATTTTGGTTCTCCTGTTTGTGTGTAAGTCACTTGACCGCGTCCTTCCACATCTTCGCGAGGTGGGGGGCGGATTCCTTGAGCGACGGCCCCATGAGCGGACGCTTCGGGTATCGCTCCCTGCGGTACTTTCCGCCGAACTCGTGCGCGGACATTGAAGGCCCGACGAGGTTGAAGCCCGGTCCCACGAGGACGGAGCTGTCGCCGTCCGACCCGAAGAGGATCGAACGCTTGAGGAGTCCCTTCCGGGAATGCGGGGGCGACCCCGGCTGCGAAGGCTTCGGGCTCGTCGCGACCTTCCTCTGCGCGACGCGCCGGACATACGCCCCCGCGCGGCGGAGTATCTCGCGGCTCGCCCGCGCGATCCGCGCGACGAGTCCGTCTTCGTCGAACTCGACGTCGCACTTCATCAGCCGCCCTCCGGGACGCGGTGCTCGTTCACTTCCTTGAAGAGGAGCTCGACTACCCCCGTGAACTGCCGCCTCTCCCTCATGTGGTCGGGGGCGTAGAGCGGCGCGTGGTTCGCCTCGACGCACTTCGCCCCGCGCACGGTCGTGTGCAGGAAGTCGAGCGCCAACGTCTGCGCGTAGCTCACGAGGTCGACGAGCTCGTCTTCCGTCGCCTTGCGGAGGACGCCCACGTGTATCGTGAGAAAGTCCTCCCTGAATCCCCTAGCCAGCATCTTGTGACGGATGCCGACGGGGACCACGACGATCCGGGTCCGCTCCTTCACGTCCTTGAGCGAATACTCGGGGGCGAGCTCCACTTCCGCCTCTCCGATCTTTTCCGCTACGCCGTGCGCGAGCGAGATGATGTCGACCATGCTGCGCCCCCTTCCCTCAGTGCATCCCCTTGACGACCTCGAATACGAGCGTCCCCACGGCGGAGAGGAGCGAGATGATCGCAGCCCCCATCGCCGCGTGGAGCGTCTTCTGGAGCCCGCTCGCCGTGGAGCAGGGCGGCGTGTGGTGCGCTCCGTCCGCGAAGTGCATCTTCACCATGCCCTTTAGCTCCGCGATGTCCATCCGCGCGCGCGTCAGACCCTCCCAGAGCTCCGGGAACCCCGGCGGCATCTCCGCGTGCTGCTGTTCGTTAGCTGCCATTGCTATCCTCCGATGTGCTTTGCGTGAATCCTGTACGCCGTCTGGAACGCGTCGCTCCAGCGCCAGCATGGCTCGCCGTTCGGCGCTAGGACTTCATAAGTGCCACCGAGGAACTCAACCTCGTCGCCGACCTGCGGCTCGGAGGGAAGAAGCTCCTTCGGCACGATGAAGTCCCGCGTCTCGACGCGCGTCCATATCCCGCTCTCGTCCGTCGAGCGGAACACCGTCCGCCCCACGACCGCCTTGACGGGAAGAGCCTCGCCGCCGAACGGCCTGTACACCACGTCGGCGGCGACGCTCGCCATCTGGATGGCGCGGAGGTGTTCGATTCCCGACTTGACCATCGGCTAGTTCATCCCCTGGCAGAGGCGGACGTACACGAACGCGTCGGAAGCGCCCGTAAGCGCGACGGCGTGGCCGAGCTTGACGGAGCCGGAAGCCCCGGCGGCGACGGCCTTCTTCTCGGACTCGCTCCACCCGACCTCCGTGCCCTGCGCGAACGCGACGCCCTCGGCCTTCGCGACCTCGTACACCCCCGTCAGCGCGAGTGCGCCGAGTTCGCCCGCCTTGATGTCGAGCTTCGCGACGCCGACGAGCTTTCCCGACAGGACGACCACGTCGCCCGCCGCGACGTCGGCCATCGGCGTGTGGTCGATGGCGTCTCCCCTCTGAACGTATCTTGCATCCATGATGTGCAATCCTTTCTCGTTTGAAGTTAAGCGGCCCGGCCGCAGGTGCAGGAAAAGAAACAAGCAAAGAAACCTGCCTCCTGCGGCGCGGGCCAGAGATTGTTACGCGGCCGCGCCGTTGGACTTGACCATGCCGCGATGGTCCTGCTCGCGGATGCCCACGTCGAAGTACACGCGGAACCAGATGCCGAGGACGTTGAAGTCGAGGTCCCCGCGCTCCACGGTCGGCGTGCGCTTGCCCTTGAGGTAGCCGATCTCGAAGGTGTCCACCGTCCCCGGCTTCCCGAAGAGGTACCACGCCGCCTCGCTCGCGCCGTCGTACTTCGCGTTCGAGAGGTACGGGCTGGAGACGATTGTGAGGCCCTCGTTGGCGAGGACGTTCACGGACGGACGGACCGTGTTCTCAGCGCCGCCGGACATGACGAGCGTCGGCCCCTGCGTCAGCTCCTGCGCGAGGAACTTGAGCGCGGTCGGCACGAGCAGGATGCTCGGCTCCACGCTGATGGGCTGGCCGTCCGAGTCCGTCTGGTTGAGGAACAGCTGGATCGCCTTCTTGAGCGAGTCCGAGGAGAGCGCGCTCGTAGCGCCCGTCAGGAGGTTCCTGTGGTTCGACGAGAAGAGCGGCTTCCCGTCCGACATCGTCGGGTTCGCGAGGAGCCTCGTGAAGAAGAGCTGGTCGACGAGCCTTGCCGCGCGGTTGCCCATCGCGGTCGGCACCTTGAGGAACGCCCCGAGGTCGTCGTTGATGATCATCTTGCGCGTCAGGCAGAACTTCTTCGCGTAGGTGTCGAGCTGGTTGACGGCCTTCTCCTCCGAGACGCCGCCGTCCTTGATCTCGCCGTCCGCGCCGACGGGCTTGAGGTCGCCGATGTCGGTGAGGCGGAAACGCTCGGACTCCTTGAAGTCGGAGAGGTCGGCCGAGGTGCAGAGCCTCGTCGCGATGATCGGCTGCGCGCGGTACGCCTGCAGGAGCTTCTTCTGCGCGACGTTGGAGAGGATGCCGGGGAGGCTCACCGTCGAGAACGCGGCCTTGATGCTGGCGTTGTCGAAGGTGCGCGGGACGCCCATCCCCTCGAGCCTCATGCACTCGGCGAGAAGCCCCGCGAGCGGAATGTCGGCGTCCTTCATCGCAGCCTCAACGGTCTCCTCGCCCATGTCCTTCGCGAGCGCGTCGCCGTCGATGCCCGCGCGGAGCGAGAGCGCCGCCTCGAGCGTCTTGGCGTTCATGCCGGACTTCTTCACCGACACGGACGGCGCGGAGGTCGTCGGCTGCTTGGCGCGGTAGGCCTTGAGGACTTCCTCGTTCACGCGGCTCCTGTCCCAGCCCTCGGCGACTGCCTTCGCCTCGATCTCGGCGAAATCGCCGCCGCACACGGACTTGATCATGGCGACGCGCTCGCGCTCGGCCTTGATCGCCTCCGCCGCGATTGCCTTCGCGTCGGGCGTCGGCTCGACGGGCTTCTCCGGCGTCGCGGACGCGGTTACGGTCTTGGGCGTCTCCTTCGGCGCGGCCGCCGGGGCCGCCGTGGGGTTCGCTGGAGCCGCAGCCGCCACGGGCTTCGTCTCCTTGTTGGTCACTTCAGGTTCCATGATGGAATTTCCTTTCAGTTCTAGTTTTGCCGTGACCTTCATGTGTGTCGAGACGTCCGCGCCCACGGCGACTACGGACACCTCCCTCAAAGTCGATTTCGTGACGTGGTAGAACGGGGCTTCGTGTTCCACGCCGTTCACCTTGCGCTTGCCTTCCCGCACGAGCTCGGCGGCCTCGACCTCGGCACCTATGGAGAGCTGCCAGTCTGCGCCCGCCTTCCCCTGGGCTACGATTGCCTCGGCAAGTTCGCCGCCCGCGACGATCTCGCCCGTGATGGCGAGGTGCCCGGCCTCGGCCTTCGCCGAGACGACCCCGACGCGGCCGAGCGTGTGGTTCTCGTGGTTCGCGAGAAGCGGCACGGTCTCGGGGACCGCCATGCCGGAGAGGTCGACGACCACCGGCTTCGACCAGCCGAAGAGGCGCATCTTGCCGCCTCCGTAGGCGAGCCCCGCCACCTTGTGCTTTTGTCCGTCGCCACCGGCGGCGGTTATCTCGAGGTATTCACTCTTCGCTTCCATCTTCTTCTCCTTCTTCGTTTTCAGACTCTTTCGCTTTCGGGGCGTCGTCTATGCCGAGCTCCTTCATGAGGGACTTCTCCCTCGCCCGCTGGCGTAGCTCCGTCTCCCAGTCCTTCCCCTGCTTCGCGTATTCGCTAGCGAGCGTCGTCGTGTTCGACTCGAGCCGCTTCTGCTGCGCGGTCGCCTCCTTCGCCGGGTCCACGTGCTCCTGCCCGTCCCAGAACCACACGTGGCGGCAGTCGCAGAGGTCGACGTCCGTCGAGGTGGCGAGCGCCCACTCGCGCATCCACGCCTCGAAGACGCGGTCGAGTATCTCCGCCTCCATGAACGCTCGGTCTACCTTGAGCGACTTGTAGTAAGTCTGGTGGTCGAGCCGCCCGCTCGCGTAGTTGTAGCCGGACGAGTTCCCCGCCGCGATGTTGTAGGGCATCGAGAGGCACCTGGCGATCTCGTTCAGTATCTCGTGCTTGAACTCGCCGTAGGTCGTGACCGGCTGCTTGGGGTCGACCTGCGACATCTTCCACCCTCCCGGCATGGTGAGGAGCATGTTCCTCTCCAGCTGGATCGTGTCCATCGCCTCCACGCTGTCCGCCTCGCCGTTCGCGGGCGAGTCCGTGTACAGGATGCCCGCGAAGTCGGCGGCCGCCTCCGCCGCGCTGACGACCGCCAGCGTGAACCGGCGGAGGTGTGCAAAGAGCGGCAGCGCGGCCGTTATCTCCGGGATGCCGCGATGCTGCTCCGGCCTGTCCTGCCGGAACACGTGGATCATGTTCTCCGCCCGAACGGTGACGAACTCCGTGTTGAAGCTCTCCGTCCCGCCGGGATGGAACTTCAAGACCCTGTACGAGACTGGGTTTCCAAAAGCATCGAACGTGATGCCGTCGACCCGCTTTTCGTCGCTGATCAATTCGTCATCCGTAACCCGGTCGGCCTCGATAAGCTGCAGGTCGAGCCTCACGTTCGTTGTAAGCCTCGGGTTCTGGGCCATGAGGGCGAACGCCTCGCCGTCCTGGCACCGCGCCATCCTCATGGTGCGGAGCTTCGCGGGAAGCCTCGTCTTCTTAGCCCAGACCGAAAAATCATGTTCTATCCTCTTGTTCGTCTCGTCGTCGCCGAGGAGCATCTGGAGGCGCGGCCCCGTGCCGACGGTGTCGTCCGCGAGCGTCTTCACGATGCCCCTTGCATACGAGTTGTTCTGAACCTCGTAGCGGGCGCGCGTCCGGAGGATCTTTCGGACGTTCGCATCCGCCTCGGCGTCCGCCGAGAGGAAGTCCGCCGCACCCCAGTGCCGCGCGTTGTCCTTCGTCGTCTGCGCCGCGTCGAAGCGCGCGCGCATCCAGCTCACGAACCGTCCGCCGATGGTCTTCCTCTCGGCGGCGTCCTTCTTCTTCAGCGGCCACAGCTTCACAGCGCACCTCCCCCCGACGCCATCTTCGTGATGCGGATCGGCAGCCTCATCCCCTTGAGGGCGTCCTTCGAGGCGTAGTAGTTGAGGAGCTTTATGAGGTCGGCCACCGAATGGTTCTCCACGACCTGCCCGTCAACCTCCACCTTCTTGGGCGAGAGGAGAAGGTTCTCCATGATCTCCTCGATCTTCGACTGGTCCATAGTCCTTAAACTCCTTTCCCGCGTCCACGGCGGCGATCCTTTCGCCGACCCACCGCATGACGTTGACGCACATCGAGTTGCCGAGGGCGCGGTAGCGCGTCCAGCGCGGTGCGACCGGCTTCCCGTGGAACGGGATCGCCGTGTAGCCGTCCGGGAAGCCGAACGCGCGCTCGCACTCGAGCGGCGTCAGCATGCGGACGACCCCGCCCGCACATACGCCCGACGGCCTCCGCCGGGTGATGGTGTAGGCGGCGGTCATGTCCGCGTCGTATCCCCTTCCCGGCAAATGGTTCAGCCTGCCGTCCAGGTTCGTGAGATCGAGCGGCAGGCACTCTCGATCTTCGGCGGGAGCGGCTCTCCGCGCTCCTCGGCCCGGCGGAGAATCGCCCTTGCACAGCTCGCCGTCAAACAGAACTCGGGCGAGACGTTCGCATCCTCCAAGATGTCCGACAAGGATGACACGTCGCCGTCGCTGCGGGACGCCCCCCGGAAATTGTTCGACTCGGGTGTATTGAGCGTCAAGCACTCGCCAACCCACGCTGAAGCATCCGGGGCCGCCGGTGACGAGCCCGGAGTTCCGCCAGCCTCCGTCCGGCACCCCGACC